TGTTGTGAACACGTACCCGGGTTTGCTCCCAGCGAAAAGAGATGTAGGAATATAATTATTTCGTGCCCGAGGCTCTGGTCCCGTATTTTTAAAATATCCCGTCTTCCCACTGCGTGTTGTGAACACGTACCCGGGTTTTGGGCCTGAATATATTGGCTTTCCTTTATTTCCTAAATTTGCTGGAATGAAATTATTCATTCTACTAGGGGTCAATAAATTTCTTTGACGCACCGCGTTGGCTGCTTCCGGTCCAAACTTACCTTCAAGAATGGGAGGAACAGCCTCGGGCGCCTGTCTCGCAACTGCCACCGCCACCGGGCCTGAAATATTTCCATTTGTTCTTGATATGGCCCTAGAAACTACATTGGGTGGTGCAGCATTGATTATTTTTACCGCAATATTGTGACCGACCGCCCCTTTTATAATTTTAGTAATTGCATTAGCTAAATTCTGATTAGGTATTTTTGCAAGATTTTCTTTGAGAGTTGCTGTTTTCAAAGATTGAACAATTCGGTTGACGATTGCGTCACTCATGCAATGGGCCGAGAGAAAATTCAAGTTCTCTGACTGTCAAGTTAGGTTCTCACTGAGAGCCTCTTGAGAAAAAACGCAAATGGCTGGTCTCCTGAAGACGCGGCTGATCACTCCTTACCAGCACACGGGCCTTAAATGGCTCGTTGCGAGAGAATGTGACCCGGTCCACCCGGGTGGCTTCTTGTGTGATGAGATGGGCCTCGGCAAGACAGTTCAGATTCTGGCGACAATGTGCGTTAACTCCGCAAAGACGCTTATCATAGTTCCAAAGTCGATAGTCTCGCAGTGGCGTGACGAGATTGCCCGTTTTACCCCTCATTTGACAGTCAATGTCTTTGATGGGCCAAACAGGATAATCACCGATGCGAACGTGACGATTGCTCCGTACTCGGTCTTACCTACAAGGCCTCATCAGCCCATCTGCCCGCTTCTGCGAGTTCAATGGGGCCGCGTGATCCTTGACGAAGGTCACGAGATCCGAAACCGCCGCAGCAAGACACACATTGCTGCATGCGCGCTTCACTCAAATATTCGGTGGATTCTGACCGGCACCCCAATCTTCAACTCTATGGCCGACTTTGCAAACCTTTGCGGGTTCCTTGGGCATAACCGAAAGGACGTGCAGGGGATGCCCTCTCACTTCAAGGATACATATGTTCTTCGACGAACAAAGGTTGATGTGGCCGAGCACAACAAGCGCCTCGAACTTCCTCCGTGTGATTTCCAGAATCTGGAAATTGAAATGTACCCTGAGGAGTCTGAGCTGTATCAGGAGGTATTTGACCGGGCCCAGGGTGTTATTCAGAATATTATGAAGTCTGAAAACCGGGCGATGCACCAGATGGAGATGCTCGAGGCTCTGATGCGTACGCGCCAGGCGCTTACCTGGCCTCAGACCTACCTGACCGGTATCGCTCGCCAGACCGATTCTGAACCAGAAGAGTGGACAGGGCGCTCCAAAAAGCTCGAGACATTGATTGAGTTGATTCAGTCTCACCCAAGTGAGAAGGCTCTGGTGTTCTATAACTTTACAGGTGAGATGCTCGAAATCAAGAAGCGACTCGTAGATCGTGAAATATTCCGACTCGATGGGTCGGTCGCCAAGTTTGAGCGAGATGCGGCCATATCCGGATTCAAGGGGTCGACTCAGGTACCGGCACCAGTCTTCCTGATTCAGATCAAGGCGGGTGGTGTCGGTATTAACCTGCAGGAGGCAACCCGGGTATACATAACGGCTCCAAGCTGGAACCCAGCGACCGAACTTCAGGCTATTGCTCGGGCCCACCGCACGGGCCAGACGAATAAGGTGACGGTTCGGAGGTTGATATATATAGGCACAGATGCGACCCCAAGTGTCGAGCAGAGCATAATGGCCCTTCAGGCCGGAAAAGCAGCACTCGCGGCGAACCTTCTGAATGACTCAAGACTAGAAACACAGATCCCCAACGTGACGAAGACCAAGTTGAATATTAGAGCGCTCGCAAAAATATTCGCGTTGTAATGTAAATGGTAGTTGGTTCTCGCGCTCAAGTATATCACGGCAATGCCGATGTCACCCCAGGCGGTCTCAAGAAAAAAGACCTGAAAATGAAGAAGGGAGAACTAGTGAGCAAAGCCAAATCCAAGGACGAGAAAACGAATCCGTGGATAAAGGCGGTTGCCAAGGCCAAGAAGGAACTTGGCCTTAAGGGATTCCATCTTCTTCAGGGCCCGCTTCTAGCAAAGGCTCGGGAGATTTATAAAAAATAAATGCTTACATTAACCAATGGATCTTAAAATGCTATTGGCGGCATTGTGCCTACTCTCTGTATCAGTCTCGTCCCTTGCATCCACGTCCATAGCCAAGGATTGCTATAATAAAAACTCGAGCTTCGCCTCAAGCAACCCGTCAAACAACAAATACCTAACGTATATGATTGTTATGGGCGTCATAGGTATTCTCGCATCATTCGGCGCTGGGTACATGGCGACCAAAGTGCCAGCTGCCGTAGTTTAATTTATAGTCTAAAATTATATGGCGTACAACGGTCTCGCACAGGTAGGCCAACTCAAGGCCAAAGTGGGTCTTGCCGTTGCAGTATGTTTAGGTCTGAGCTTGTGTGTTTCAGGGGGCGTGTCCTTAAATTCAGCTCTTAAAAATAAACACACTGCAACTGTGGATGCAAATCTTTCGGGAGGTTCTTCCAGCTGTAGCTCGAATACCTGCCCGGGTACAGCTACTTATAACGTAGGAAGTACGAGTTATACTTTAACAGGTACGTGGCCGAATCCTCTCCCATGGACGACTAAGGTAGCTTATGATCCGTCAAATCCGGGAGATGCCGAACAGAACCCTCCATCGTATACATTAACCATAATACTGTGCAGCGTTGCTATCTGTATGATGATTATTGGGTTTGTAATATACAAGGTCACAATGGCATACAAACCTGTTGCCGCACTCGAAGGCGCGGGTGCATTGTACAATGTTGGAAAAGCTGTATTTAAATAAATGCACACTTTCCCTTTTCAAGAACTCCAGGTTCTTTTGGAGGCTCGCCATAGTACCGAACCTGATAGGACCTCACAACGAGTCCCCAATTGTCATTATAAAAATAATTAGAATCGACATCAATAATACAAGACAGTTCTTGCTCACGGAAGAGTCCTTCCTTGATCTCGGGCGTGACCTGTTTTGAATCCTCGTCAAAAATATATGTACTTTCGTCAATTTTTAATCGGAGCGAACCCGTGCGCATATTCGACGTGAATGGTTCGCGATTGCACAGAAGACTCTCCAGGTTCTTCCACCAATTTACAAATTCAATTGTTGATAATTCAATATTGAATGATTTGTAGGCAGATATTCCCCAGTTACACAGACCCCGGGGAATCTGGAAACGTAGAGGACCCCCCTTATATGTGTATCTGAGTTTGTCTTTTGTAGCAAGTGTGGATTCAATTTTAGTAAGATCAATTTCGTGCCAAAATACCATTAAGTGTTTAAAGAACTTTTGTTTTATCTAGTAGTGTCTGTATAATTTATAACTCGAGCAAGTCCCGAACCTTTGAGTAAAACTCGTAGTTCTGTGTATATAGTCTCGGTGTGGTTAGGCTCTAATGTACAAGACCCGTCGGCGTGCACAATCTCAAGTGTATGCGGATCTTCTTCTTCGTTAAAAACACAAGTCCATTTATCAAAGTGTGTTAAATTTATAGGGCGTCTATTCGAATATAACCCACGTTCAAAAGAGTGAAGTGTTTTTGATTCCAGGTTATAGATGAGACCATCGTGAGAATCAAGAAGGTACCACAGTCTCCATGCTTTTGCCTCATTAATCTTACCCGGGGGAATTTTGAAAGCAAGTTTCACATCTATATCGTCTACACGCGCAATTATTTCACGGAACATATCATGTGGCAATTGTTTCCAAATATCTTCCATACAATTAAAATGTGCGTAGTTTTTAAATGCCACATGCTCTGAAAGGTCAGCGCGCAAGCATGTATCGCCCAAGTACAACACGTCGCAATTCCGGTCTTTCACCCATTGCCGAGCGTCGGGCAATTGAGCTATGGAATAAAGTGAGGAAGGCTGTGAAAAAAGTAAGTAAAACTCTACATGTTAATCGCGGTTCTCCAGGATACAATTTTGTAGGAAAAAAGGGACGATTTAACATGTACTCACCGGCGCGCTACGTAGTGAACAAAAAAGGTCGTTTCAATGTTTTTACCCGCTTGTCTCCTAAGAAACCGAGTCGATTTAGTATAAGTACCAGGTACTTTTAGTTTATATGTTGAAGATTGCGTTCATTCAGGGGCACGTATTTGTTGTTGTTTCGGTTCTGGTTCCGGTTCGGCGCCTTGCGGACAATATTCTTTTTATTAAGGCGAATAGCGCGTTCCGACCCGAGGCGGTAATATGTCTTTCCAAAAAGTCCCTTTTTATAATAAACCGCGAAACCGTTACGGGTCTTGGCATTTGCTAGACGTGTAAGTCCGAATTTTGCAGCCTTCATTCGAGAATAATTATTGACAGCACTCATTTAATAGTATCATACATTTTAACCGGAACACATCTCACAAGCCCCTGGATTTTCACGCGAGCACTGATCCTTGGTCGGCACGGTGACCTGCTGGGGCTTGGCCTTTGGACGCGTTCGCAAGTAGTACATCCCCGTCTTGAGCCCACTCTTCCACCCGTACAAGTGCATGGAGCTCAGCTTGGCCAAGCTCGGATCCTCCATGAAGATATTGAGAGACTGAGACTGGTCAATGAACGCCCCCCTGTCCGCACTCATTTCAATCAGGGACTTTTGCGGAATCTCCCATACCGTGCGGTAAATCTCTTTCAACTCGTCAGAAATATCCAGGGCCTGGACAGACCCTCCCGCTCGTACAATCTCATTCTTCGTCTCCAGAGACCACTTTCCAAGTTTCTGAAGGTCCTTGACCAGGTGCTTATTCACCATAACAAACTCACCGGCCAAAGTTCGGCGCAGGTAAATGTTCGTCGTGTAAGGCTCGAACGCCTCGTTATTCCCGAGAATCTGTGCGGTACTTGCTGTCGGCATAGGCGCGACAAGCAATGAATTACGGAGTTTGTATTCGGTGATTCGACATTTGAGTGTTTCCCAGTCGTACATATCTGTTGGTTTCAGACCCCACATATCAAACTGCAGTTCACCCTTGGACGCTGGAGACCCGTCATATGTTTCATAAGGTCCCTCCTCCTTTGCAAGTTCACAAGACTCGGTCAGTGCGGCATGGTAAATTGTCTCAAATATGAGTCGGTTAATTCCGCGAGCGGGTGAAGAGTCAAATGGGATACCTTTCGTCATGAAAACGTCAGCCAGACCCTGAACACCGATAGCAATCGGTCGATGACGCATGTTCGACTTCCGGGCTGAATCGGTCGGATAATAGTTTCGGTCAATAACACGGTTCAGGTTCCGAGTTATGACCCTGGTGACTTCGTAAAGCTTGGAATAGTTGAATGTTTTATTTTCAACAAACGTGGGAAGGCTCAGAGATGCCAAGTTGCACACGGCCGTTTCATCTGGTCCTGAAACCTCGAAGATTTCGGTGCAGTTGCCAGTGATAATTCCATTGAAGATGCCCATGTGGCGCTTCGGCTCATTGAAGCAGTATGTTTCATCGAACCTTCCATTGTCCTCAATTGAAACTACATTCACATACTGACGAACATCTCGAGTGACCGGAGTGAAATCACTCAAGACCAGACGCCGGGTATTAAACCCTGAGTTGATAAGAGTTTCAACGCCGAGTGCAGACACGACAATTCTCCAGCAGGTCTGAGTATCAAACATCTTCTTTCCACCTTTACCATCTGGAAGTTCTGTTTCTCCAGCTTCATGCAAAAGACCAATCACAGAAGATACCCCTAACGTATGAAGCATTAATTGAACATCTCGAAGGAAACTTAGGTGAATAGATGCAACTGAGATGGTCTTTTGTGTTGGTTTACCTGGACATCCCTGTGTATGACCATCTGCGTCACATAGCCCCGCAAACCATTGAAGACGGGTTGTTATATTTTCACCCAGAGGAACTTTGAACTTGTCTGGAATGTCATATTGTAGCATTACATTTATACGACCCTGTGCATCTTCGTTCCCTGAAGTTGTCCTAATATCCAGGTATTCAATGAGTTTCTTTTTTTCTCCGTAAAGTGAAATTCCTGGTATCGTTTTCAAACCACTGTATGTTGCGTGATACGTCCCATCTCCGCAAAAAAAGCCATGAGTATACGGATCCCAGACGGGCAGTCCCTTCTCCGGATGCACAATAGGTGGCGTCCACTTAATGAGTTTATCACCTGGAACCAAGCCAGATGCAGCCTTGGTTTCTGACTTATTACCATACCCAACCTGAAGATGAAACTTGTGATGTTCAGTGCATTCTATGAATGTTCCATCGCTCATGTTGACGCGAACAAGATGTGCAGAGTCTGATGTTTTCTTCACTACAACATTTGACCATTCTTCACCATTCCACACATCTACTTTTTGTTCGTGCAAGTCCTTAATTTTCTTGTATCCATTTCGCGTGAGAATTTTTGTTTCTGGAGCTACACATAAATTCGAAGACTTGATGACTCCGATGTTCTTCTGGTTGGACTTTTCGTTTGCCGAGTCCTTGTAGCACATGTATGGCGTTCCGGTCTCGACCTGAGACTTGAGCATTGCGTTCCACACGTCCCGGGCCTTCACGGTCCTGACAAACTTGCCCTTCAGAACGTACCAACTGTAGAGCTCGTCAAACTTGTGGCCGTACACGTCCTGCAGACCCGAGCATTCCGACGGGCACATGAGATGCCAATCCCGGTCCTTCTCCACTGCCTGCATGAAAAGGTCGGGAATCCAGAGCGCTGTGAAAAGGTCGTGGCACCGGGCCTCTTCGTCACCCTGGTTCAGTCTCAATTCAAGAAACTCCATCACGTCTGCATGCCACGGCTCGAGATAGATAGCGAACGAACCCTTGCGCTTCCCGCCACCCTGGTTGACGTACCGAGCGGTATTATTGAAAACACGAAGCATTGGCACTATTCCATCTGCAATTCCATTTGTTCCATTGATCTTCGAACCGCGCGCACGTATATTTGAACAGTGAATACCAATTCCCCCTGACCACTTGGAGATGTGCGCGCACTCCTTGAGCGTCTCGTAGATGCCCTCAATAGAATCCTCTTTCATAGCGACCAGGAAGCAGCTCGACAACTGGGGGTGTTTTGTCCCGGCGTTGAAGAGTGTCGGTGTAGCATGTGTAAAAAACTTCTGGGACATGAGATCATACGTCTCGCGAACCCGTGGCAAGTCCCCGCCGTGAATGCCAAGAGCTACACGCATGAATAGGTACTGGGGCGTCTCTCCCTCGTAGAGGTACCCTTTTTGTAAAGTCTTGAATCCAAAATATACAAAAAGATAATCGCGGGCATGGTCAATCCACGAGTCCATCTCAAGTTTGATGTCCTTCATGAACGCGTCTGATATTACCCCCTTGACATGAAGTGCAACCATAGCATCTGAGAATGTGCTCGGACAATTCTTCTGAAGGTTTGAGATTGTAATTCGCATGGCCAGAACTTCATAATTTGGATCTTCAGTAATCATTCCAACTGCCACCTCGGCGCTCAGGGTGTCAATCTCGGCCGTTGTGATGCCATCGTACATTGAAGAAAAGACCTTTTGAGCCACCTTGGGCGCGGAGACCCCATCGAGTGGCTCAAACTCGGGAAATTCATTCAATCTCTGAATTCTACGGGTGACTTTGTCGAATAGCATTTCCTCTGGTGAACCATTGCGCTTGAAGACCTTCATTTGAGTAACATACGCGGCTTTTTTTTATCAGGGCATTACAATGTCTACACGGTTACGTCAGACCCCGTTATCGAATGCTTTTTTCTCGGATTTCAATCGTGAAACAATTCACAATCAATTGATTTCTGAAATTAACGACAAGACTGGCTACACAATTGACAGGCAGAATGATTCGGACATACAGGGTCTCATGCGTAAGGTCTATATGAACATGACATCGGATGAGTACAATAATATCAAGGACAATGTCTCACGAATGAATTCCAAAGTTGTCGAAGAAGCGAGCCAGTTTGTACTTACGGGTGTACTTCAGCAGATCTCATATCTCCAGGATATCGCAACAAACCCCGTGCCACTTGTAAACCCTATAAACACGAGTACATATGGAAATAAAATTCCCATTAATAACAAATATGGAATCAATCCTCAGTAAATAAATGTTGTAATTTATAAAATGCGATCACTTGACGACATTCTAATAGGTTTTCTGATTTTCTTCATTCTGGAAAGGGTCATTCGATTAATAGGTACAGTATTGGTTGAGCCATATGTAATGAAGAAAACGAACGATGAAAAAACCACTAAAAATTGGGTACAGTTTTTTGACATTATTCTATTGTTCATTTCATTGTTCCTCGTCATAAAATATCAAGTGCCTCTTTCAAAGCTTGCGAAAGTAGCTTAAGGGGATGTAGCGTAACATGAATAAGATGAACAAGTATCGCGACGAAACTGCTGAATTATGTAAACGTAAAGGTTGGGACAAAGCACCTATTAGTACGGTATGGATGCTCTACACGGAGGAGAACGGCGAACTCGCAAGTGCTATCCGTCAGAATCAACACTTGTATCGCAAGACACATCTAAAAAAAGATCGAGGAATTGACGTAGTAATGGAGATGGGTGATGTGTTCAGTTATCTTTTTCAACTGGCTCATATGCTCAACATTGATCTTGATCAAATGTGGGAACTTCACAGAACTAAAGTTCGAGACAAAAAATACCCAGTGGAAAAAAATGTACGAGTTTATTAATGGCAACAGCCTCTATGATAAATGACGAAAAACTCATGAATAGAATTGATCCTTTCACTGAGACAAACACATTTGGCACACCAACGAATGGCGGATTCTACGACGGCCCGGATGGGACGTACACCACTCAGATTGACGAGACGCCTATGGAATTAAATGACCCGAACGATGATCTCTCACACTTTACACCAGACCGTGTCAATCGTTCTGGACCTATTATGGTAAATGAGTCTGCGCCAACTGTAGCGCCGTTTCTAGGTTTCCCAGCTCGCAAGTTTGAGTATCCCGAAACATTCTACGCGACATGGTACCGGCCCGGTCTAGAAAAAATGCCCGTCCCGTCAAAGATAAACAAGGTATGTGGAAAACCTGAAAAACAGCCTTTTATTCAGCAAATAAAGAATATTGTATGGGGTGGTCACATGAACAAAGATCAGGATATTATTATCCTAATCATGTTCGTGGTTTTAGTTATTTACGTTTTCAGATAGGTATCACTTTACTCGCAATAACTTTGGGTAGTTTATTTTTTAAATTTTGTCTTTCTGTCATAATTCTGGTGGCCAGACATGGACACGAGTGAATCTCAAGTTGAATACACCGGGTACAACACATACGCTGGCATTCATTACACTTTAGAATCTTCAATTTATGCTTGCAGCCGGGGGGAACTTCCATCGTTCTTCACTTATTTCACATGCGATATTTATCTTAATGTAATGTTCGTCGGGCTGAATTTCACAGAGACCATTTTCTCGACCTTTGACTATCTTATCCCATATGGCCTGCATTTTAGCCAAGTTTTTGTCAAACCATGACATGTCCCGCTTGACACGTGTGACCATGAACTGTTCAGGAACATTTCCTTCGGCTGGTTTGTATTGTACAAAATCACAATCCTCAAAGTCTAGAATTTCTAGAAGAAGCTGAATCTGTGGCATGTAGTACTTTGGGACCTTGTCTTCAATTTTGCGAGTCAAAGGGCATTTGATCTCGAGCAATATCCCATCGTCGGTTATACCATCGGCCGAACCTCCGATAAAAGGATATTTAGGGTGTTGCACAAGGCCAATTTCGGTTGTTTTCTTCCCAAAACGCTGATCGTACATGTCTCGGACCATGGGCTCGAGAAGTGTCCCATGTGCCGTAGCGGCATTTCCGGCCCATTTAGTTTTTAGGACCTTTTTACGAACAAATGCATCTGGACTTTCGTAGTGATTATCGCCTATAGCCGACGCGACATCACTCGCAGTTATCATATTTTCACGAAGTTCCAGCCATTCATCCGACCTCTGGTCGGCGTAGGTCGCCGCCTTGAGTTGCTTTACTCGTTCCAGGAGCTGGGACATTCTTTCCTTTGAAACGTGGGTCAGTCTTAAGTACAATTTCAGCCGCGTTCTGTTCACCCTGTTTCTTAGTTGTTGCGTAACCAAACGCCTCAATTTGGTTATTTACAGAAACTGAAATACAAAACGTACCGTTTATAGTATTCGTCAAGACGTATTCAGGGAGAGGATACTTGAGCGCCTGACACCAACGCATGAGCTGATCTTTGTAGTTGTCATCAATCAGACTCGTCTTCACGCGTTTGAAACTCTCGAGAATGAAATTTTTCGCGTGGACCATTCCAAGATCTATGTAAATGGCCCCAATGAGTGCCTCAAAGACGTCTTCCATTATGTGTTCATTCGTATTCCACCCGTTCCGTTCACCCTTTTCGTCCATAAGAATAAGCTTGTCAAGGCCAAGAACCTTTGAGATTTCACACAACGTTTTACCCCTGACCAACTTTGTGCGCGCCTTGGTAAGAAACCCCTCCTGTTCCTTTTCGTGAAGATCAAAGAGATGCTTTGTGATGATAAAGCCAAGTACTGAATCTCCCATGAATTCCAGAGTCTCATACGACCCTTCAAGACCTGAGTAACGCTTCAGAGCGCTTTTGTGGGTGAAAGCGCGCTGATACGTTTTTATGTTTTTGATTTTAGTACCAACGAGGGTATTCAGAAGTTCCCTAGAAATTTCAGGAGCATTTTCAAGATCCATTTTATATTATATGACATCCATTTGTTTAAGCCGTTGACGCAGGCTTCGCCACCTTTGGCCGAAGCTTCTTCTCCTTTGGGGCAGCAGCCTCTACCGGTGCTGCAACCACCTTCTCGGGCTTTGGCTCCTTGATGTAATGAGGGTTGATGAACTTCTGGATATTTAGAAAGGTCACCTGAATACCCTCTGGAACCTGAAGCAAGTCCTGGAGTACGGCGTCTAGGCTGATCTTCTGGCCAT